AAACCTAAAGTTTGATTTTGTATTTTTAGGTCAATCAATATTAAAGTATCAAGTACCATTAGATATTTTTTCTGCGATTAATCAAATATACGAACAAAACTTTAATAGTCTTGAACCTGCTAACAGACAGTTAGTTGGTAAGATTGAGAATGAACATAGTTTGTTTTACAATGGTCAAGATCAATCTAAGATGAAAAACCATAATATGTTACCAAGAAATGTAACAGATTATTTTATGACTATATTTAAACACTATCTAGCGTTTAATAAAATTAGAGATTATGATACCCACCTTAATTCTATTTGGGTTAATGATATGAAAGCCCATGAATATAATCCTGCACATATTCATAGAGGTATGTTGTTTACAGGTTTATCATCTGTAATGATTTTAAAACTACCATCGACATATGGTAGAGAATATTCTAATGCTGAGATACCACAGAACGGTAGACTACAAATATTAGGTGCAAGTAATGGTCAGTTTGCAAAAATAGATTATCAGCCACCAATGGACCTTAGAGATTTTTATGTGTTTCCGTATGATATGAGACACTGTGTTTATCCTTTTAATGGAACGAATGAGACAAGACGAACACTTGCTGCAAACTGTGATGTACAGTTTGATCCTATTAGAAATAGAGGAGCTGTATAATGGATGGACAATATTTAGTTCGAGACGATCATATAGGTATATTTAAAAACTTTATGCCAGATCAATTGATAGAAGATTATACAAATTATTTTAATAAGTGCGAGCAACAAGGTGCAGTATATCCTAGACGAGAAGATGAGATGTTAGTATCTGATAATGCAATCGATACAATAAGAGATACTAATGTTGCAATGACTTATAATAACAAGCCTTTTATAGATTTGTTTTTTAAAGAAGTATATCCTTTGTATGTTCAAAAATATTCTTATCTAAAAAAATTAGCTACTCACAACATACTAGAAGTTAAAATACAAAAGACTAAAGTAGGTGAGGGTTATCATTTTTGGCATTGTGAGAATGCAGAAATGAAAGCAAGAAATAGAATACTAGCTTTTATGTTATATTTAAATAATGTAACAGATGGTGGAGAGACAGAATTTTTATATCAAAAGTGTAGGTTCAAACCAGAGAAAAATACATTATTAGTTTGGCCTTCACAATTTACACACATTCATAGAGGTAACCCACCTTTATCAAATGAGAAATACATAATAACGGGATGGATAGAATACGGATATTAATATGATAACAGAACCACGTTGGAGATCTTTTATAGTAGAAACTACTACACCTATATTTACACCTGAACAATGTAAAATGATTATTCAAGCTGGACGTGCTGAACCTAGAAATGATGCATCTGTTGGAGCAGGTGATACAGGTATTAAAGGTGGAGTTGTAGATACTAAAACTAGAACCTCACACATTAGTTGGATACCATTTAAAAAAATGGTTGATATGTATAAAGACATTGAAAAAATTATGAAACAAACTAATGGCAATCATTTTGGTTTTGATGGTATGACTATAACCGAGATGGCACAATACACAGAGTATCCTGAAGGAGGGTTTTATGAATGGCATGTCGACAATGATGTGAACATGGCTAACGAACCACCTGTAAGAAAAATATCTATGACATGTTTATTATCTCCTGAGTCAGAGTTTGAAGGTGGTGATTTAGAATTAATGTCCGAAGGTAAAGTTGCAAAGATAAAACAAGGACACGCAGTGTTTTTTGCATCTTTTATAAGGCATAGAGTAAAACCAGTTACTAGGGGTAGAAGACAATCGCTAGTGATGTGGTTTGGAGGGACACCATTCAAATGATGATTAAAGCTGCATACTTTCCAACTGTTGTATATGCTAAAGATGTTAATTTAGATAATAGGCTTTTTGAAAAAGAAGTTATTGATTGGTCTAACAAAGATAAAGGTGTGACTAGAACTAATTTAAAAGGTTGGCATAGTCAAACTAACATGCATCAAATACCTGTATTTAAACCTTTAGTAGATGAACTGTATAAAATGATGAATGAAGTTTTTGTAGAAGAATGGTTAGATAGAGAACCTATGATGGGAAACATGTGGGCAAATATGAATCCACCAGGTGGAATGAATAGACCACACTTACATCCTAATAGTCATTTTAGTGGTGTTTATTATATTAAAGCTCCACAGAATTCTGGTAAACTTGTTTTTAATGAACCAAGACCAGGAGCACACATGGTTATGCCTGCAAGGAAACAAGGTAAACCTCCATCACACTTATGGAGAGAAGTACATATAGATCCTCTTGAAGGTAGAATAGTTATTTTCCCTTCTTGGTTATGGCATTGTGTTGAACCTAATGAAAGTGATGATATAAGAATATCTGTATCGTTTAATTTTATACAGAAAGGATTTAATGTTTAAATATCAAGTTATAAAAAACGCTGTATCATACGAACTAGCTAATTTTATCTTTAACTATTTCTTACTTAAACGAGATGCAGTAAGTTATATGTATCAACATAATATACATTCACAGTCCCCGATCCTTGGAACATGGACCGATAAACAAATACCAAATACTTATTCTTGTTATGGTGACTTTGTAATGGATACATTACTAGTCAAGATGTTACCTGTAATGAAAAAAGAAACAGGATTAGAGTTAATACCAACTTACTCGTATGCAAGAGCATACAAAAAAGGTGATGAATTAAAAAGACATAAGGATAGACCTTCTTGCGAGGTATCTACAACAGTTAATCTAGGTGGCGATCCTTGGCCTATATTTATAGATCCTACAGGATCTAATAATGTAATTGACGAGTATAAAAATATACATAAACCCAACGCTCCAAAAGGTGAGAAAGTCTTGCTTGAAGTAGGGGATATGTTAGTATATAGTGGTTGCGAACTCGAACATTGGCGAGAGCCTTTTGACGGGAACATTTGCGGCCAAGTATTTTTACATTATAATCATGTAAACGGCCCATTTGCTAGTAAAAACAAGTTTGATGGCAGAGCTAAGTTAGGTCTACCGTCAGGTGTAAAATAGTATTATAATGGAGCCATATGCTACAAAAAATAGGATTCCAACCTGGATTCAATAAACAAATTACAGAAACCACAGCTGAAGGACAATGGGTTGATGGAGACAATGTACGTTTTAGATATGGTACACCTGAAAAAATAGGTGGCTGGTCACAATTAGGTGAGTCTAAACTTACAGGAGCTGCAAGAGCTTTACACCATTTAGTTAACAAATCTGGTAACAAGTTTGCAATCATAGGTACAAACAGGATTTTATATGCTTACACAGGTGGTGTATTCTACGACATTCATCCAATTAAAACTACAACAACATTATCAAATGCTTTTAGTACAACGAATGGTTCAGCAACGGTTACTTTAACATTTAGCACAGATCACAACATTCAAGAAAACGATATTATTCTTTTGGATAATTTTACATCAATAACTAATTCAAATTATTCAGCATCAGACTTTGATGATAAAACGTTCATGGTAACAAGTATACCAACATCTACTACTTTAACTATTACGATGCCCTCAGCTGAAACAGGTTCAGGTGCTACGACATCAGGTGGTATTAGAGTTCAACATTATTATCCAGTAGGACCTGCAGAGCAATTACCTGGTTTTGGTTGGGGATTAGGCTCATGGGGTGGAACCGTAACAGGTGAAGCAACTACAACTTTAAATGGTAGTATCAATGCAGTTACAACAACTATTGTATTAACAGATGCATCTTTGTTTCCAACTTCAGGTACAAACTTTGTACAGATAGGATCAGAAGAAATTTCGTACACAGGTATAAGTGGTAATACTTTAACAGGTGTTACAAGAGGTGTTAGAAATACAACAGCTGCAACACATTCTAATGGCGCAACAGTGACCAACAGTTCAGATTATATTGCATGGGGTGAGGCTGCATCGGGTGACTTAGTTGTTGATCCAGGTCTATGGTCTATTGATAATTTTGGTGATAAAGTAATTGCACTAATTCATAACGCACAAGTATTTGAGTGGGACTCAAATGCAACAAATGCTGTAACAAATAGAGCAACAATTATATCAGGTGCACCAACAGCATCACGTGATATGTTAGTATCTACTCCTGATAGGCACTTAGTATTTTTTGGAACAGAAACAACTATTGGAACTCCATCTACACAAGATGAAATGTTTATTAGATTTTCAAACCAAGAAGATATAAATACATACCAACCAACAGCAGTCAATACAGCAGGTACACAAAGACTAGCAGATGGATCTAAAATTGTAGGTGCCGTTAGAGGTAGGGATGCAATCTATGTTTGGACGGATACATCTTTGTTTACTATGAGATTTATTGGTCAACCATTTACATTTGGTTTTCAACAAGTAGGAACAAACTGTGGATTGATTGGACAGAATGCTGCATTAGAAGTTGATGGTGCTGCTTATTGGATGTCAGAAAATGGTTTCTTTAAATACTCTGGTAATCTTGAAACTATGGTTTGTTTAGTTGAAGATTTTGTTTTTGATGATTTAAATACAACTGCTAATCAATTAATAAATGTTGGATTAAATAATTTGTTCGGTGAAATTACTTGGTTCTATTGTACATCAAGCTCAACAGTGATCAATAGATGTGTAACATATAACTATCTTGATTCACGTCCTAATAGACCTGTTTGGACAACAGGAACATTAGCAAGAGGTGCATGGCAAGATTCAGCTGTATTTGGTTTACCACACGCAACTAGTTTCACTGCAAGTGATGATGCATCATTTGATGTTGTTGGTAACACTGAAGGAAGCACAATATACTTTGAACATGAAAAAGGAACTGATGAAGCACTAGCAACTGGTATAAATACAGTTACCTCTAACATTGAATCAGGAGATTTTGATATTACACAAAGAGTTGTTGGTAGTCAGATGACTGGTATTGCTGATTTTCAAGGAGATGGTGAATATATTATGAAGATTAGAAGATTTATACCTGACTTCTTATCTCAAACAGGTAATACTCAAATAACACTACAACTTAAAAATTACCCTAATAGTTCTCAAGCGAGCTCACCACTTGGACCCTTTACAATTACCTCATCTACTGATAAGGTAGACACTCGTGCAAGAGCAAGAGCTATATCTTTAAAAGTAGCAAACACTGCTGCTAATCAAAGTTGGAAATTAGGTACATTTAGATTAGATACACAACCAGATGGACGTAGATAATGGCAAAGATAACAGTAGTATTTACAAGACCTAATAAAGAATACAGACAGCAAGATGCTGATTCTTTGGTTAGAGACTTAGATGGATTAATTGAAAAATTAAATTCAACTTTTCAACAAGATTTAAGAGATGAGCAATCAAGATTTACTTGGTTCATGAGCAGTGGAAGTGAAGCATAATGGCTAATAGATATAAGAATGCACAGTTTGATTTAACTACAACAGACGCTACAGATATTTATACTGTACCATCTGAGTCTAGAGCAATTATTCAAAACATTCATACAGCAAACGTTGGATCAGGTAATGTTGAAATTAAAGCTTTTGTATTTGATACATCTGCAGGTAGAGCTTACCAATTTGCAGAACATACAGTAAACTCAGGTAATTCTAAGTCTATATCTGATGGTACAATTATATTAGAAGAGAGTGACAAGTTACAATTACAAGCAGCGACAGCTGATATATTTGAAGGCACAGTATCAATACTAGAATTTGACAGAACATAGGAGGAAAATGCAAGTCATAAAACCAGAGAAAATAATAGAAAAAATAACTAACCTTAAAACAGGTGAAGAATATAAGGACGATAATGAATGGAAATCTAAAGGTATACCTGAAAAAGACATTCGAAGAGATATAAAAGTTCTTATGCCAAGCCTTGATATTTTTGGTAAAACAAAATAGAATAGTACAATGGCAATTCCACTTAGTGCATATGATAGAAAAGTTATTGATGCGGGGTATAAATTTATACCTCAGACACAATATCTATTAAATCCATTTCAAATACCTGTAGCACCAGATAGTAATAATCCTAAGATTCCCATACCCATAGCTTCAGGTATAACTAGTTTACAACCTCAAGGAGGAGGCGGTGCTTTACAAGCAAGAGATATTAATTATAATGATTTTGCAGGACTTGGGTTTGATGCGTACTCAAGAAGACAACCCACACCTTTAGTAGATGATCTATATCAAAGTAAACTTGATAAAACTTTTTTTGGTTTTCCAAGTTATAGAGAACAAGAATTAACTGGACCAGACATGGGTGAGTATATTTCATCTGGTACAGATGTTCCTTTAGAGCTAACCACAGCTGGTAGATTACAATCTGGATTATCAAGCATTGGTGAAGGTATAACAGGTTTGATAAATAAAGCTGGTGGCATAGGTCCTATTAGTGCTCTTTTAGGATCAATGGATAAGTTTGATACACTACCTAAATTAGATCAACAGTTTATAGAACAAAGCATGGGCTATAGAGGTCCAACAGTGTTTGGTGAAAACACTGGAGGAAATTACGTAGATCCTTTTGGAGTAAATGTTAGATCTGCACTTGGTAACTATGCAGAAAAAGTTAGAGATGATTTTTCAAGTCTTACAGACAGTTTAACAGGAAGACTATCAGATAAATATGGTGCAACTTTTAATACTGAAACAGGTATGTTTGAAAGTGATGATGAAGAAGCTGCAAAAAAAGCAAATAAAATGACCGAGATGATGAGAAAAAAATATAGTTTTAGACAAAAACAAATAGATCAACAAAAGTTTGATAAAAAAATATTTGACCAACAACAGAAAGCTGAAGCACAAAGAATTAAAGATGAATTAGCAGCAGCTGCTGCAGCAAAAGACAAAGCCGCAGCTTTAGCAGCAATTAAAAAACAAGGAAAAGCAGATTATAATCCTAATATACACGGAGGAACTAACTACGGACAAGATAGTGGAGGTAACCAGTCCTTTGATTTTGGAGGAGGGTTTGGTATTGGTTCAGACGGTGGTCCAGTAAGTAATAGAACTGGTAGAGGAAGAACAGGATATATGAACGGTGGTATCGTAGATATACTAGACATATATTATTGATTATATGATTAAAAAAAGTTAAAAGGTAAGATTATGGCAATTTCAAGATTAGATATGGAAAGACAACTTAGAAACATGGGTGGAATTATGAGTTTACAAGAACCTAGACAAGGATATTTTTTAGGTAAACTTGTAAAAAAGGCAAAGAAGGCTGTAAAGAAAGTTGTTAAAAGTCCTTTTGGTAAAGCTGCAATATTAGCAGGATTAACAGGAGGGTTTGGTGGATTAATGGGAAAAGGTAGTCTTGGATCTTTTTTTGGTAAAGGTAGTTTAAATCCTTTTATGGCAAAAGGAAAATTTAGTGGTTTAGGTAGTTTACTTAATAAAGCTGGTTTAGTTTCTGGAACTGGTGGACTAACAGGTCTAGGAAAAATAGCAGGTATAGGTGCTGCATCAGGTCTTGCTGGTTTATTAGCGGGTCAAGAAGAAGATGATGAAACAGATTATTATAGAGGTGAAGGGTTAGATATTCCAGATATTATTAGACGTGCAAGAATGAATGATCCTGAATTTAGATTTTTACCAGGAGCAGATTATACTTCTTCTTATGCAGAAGGTGGTGATGTTAATCCAGGAATTATGGGTAATCCAGCTGTAATGGAAGAAATAGAAAACATGAGAGAATTTATGATTATGAATCCAGATATAGAAGATGTTGAAGACTATACACCTAAGAAAAAAAAGAAAAGAAAAAAGAAAGCTGATGGAGGAATTATGAACCTTGGAGGTAATGAAATGGACCTTAGAGGTGGTGGTTTTGTACCATTAGGAGCCAAAGAAAAAGCAGACGATGTGCCAGCAAGACTATCTAAAAACGAGTTTGTAATGACGGCAGATGCAGTCAGAGCAGCAGGTGGAGGAAGTGTTGATAAAGGCGCAGATAAGATGTATAAGATGATGAAGCAATTGGAGGCTCAAGTATAATGGCAATAACAGAAACTAGATCATTACCCGCACAGTTCATTGAAGATCTTGGAAAAGATTATGCAAAACAATTAACAGCAGCTACAAGTGTTGGTATTGATACTTCTAAGTTTGCACCGACAGTTGCAGGTCAAGATGTATTGCAACAAAGAGCAGCTTCATTAGCGGGTTCAGGTGTTGGATCATTTCAACCATTTATAGATCAAGCAAAAGCACAGGCAACAGCTGCTGGTCAAACAGTAGGTGATGTTGGAACTACATTAAGTGGTATTGCTGGTTTAACTGGAGCACCAACTTCAACTCAAATGCAACAGTACATGTCGCCTTATCAATCACAAGTAATTGATACAACTTTATCAGAGTTTGATAGACAAAAAGCTATACAAGAAAAAAATATTGCTGACCAAGCAATTGCATCAGGAGCATTTGGTGGTGGACGTGAAGGTGTACAGAGAGCAGAGTTTGCATCTCAATCAGGAAGAGATAGAGCAGCACTTCAAGCACAATTATTACAACAAGGTTTTGGTCAAGCACAACAAGCTAGACAACAAGATATTCAAAACAGATTTGGTTTAGGACAAGCTCAATCTGGATTAGCTGGACAACAATTAGGATTAGGACAATTCCAAGCTGGATTAGCAGGTCAAGTGCCAGGATTACAAAGAGCAGATATATCTACACTAGGTCAAGTAGGTGCAGCGCAACAAACACAAAGACAAGCTGAATTAGATGCAGCAAGACAAGCTGCAAGAACCGCGGCCTATGAACCTCTTGAGAGATTAGGATTCTTTGGTCAAGGTGTAACTGGATTGATGGGTGGTTACCCAGCACAATACAATTTCCAATCAACACCACCAGCATCACCGCTACAGACTGCATTAGGGGTAGGTACAGGACTCGCAGGAATATTCGGAGCATTGAAGTAACATGATGAATCGTATTTTAAAACGACCTATGTTTAGAATGGGTGGTCGAAGCGATGATGGTATTATGTCTATGCGTCCTGGTTTTAAAACAGGATCTAGTGTCCCTGGATCTATACTTGGTAAAGGTTTTACAATGCCTCCAGGAAGACCAACAGCAACATCACCAATTTCAACAGTTCAAAGATTTTTTCCACCTGTAACTACTCAAGCTGCTGGAGTTCCAGCAACTATTCCAACAGGAGGACCCTTAACAACCACTGGAGCAGGGACTGGAACAGCTCCTATGGACAGGATGTTTAGAGCAGGACGTGCTGTTAAAAAAGGTTTTCAAGGTTTAATGAGTTTATTAACTGGACCTGCTGCAAAAACTGCAGGAGGCACTGCATTATCTACAGCACCTTTAGCTGCAACAATTGGAGGATTATCTTACATGAATTATCCAGTATATCCAAAAGGTCATCCTCAAGAAGGAGAGTTTGTATCTAAAGAAGAAGCTGTTGAAATATTTGATAAAGCAGGTGAAGCTGGAACTGCTGCAGATATTGCAGGAGAGGCAGCTATGTTTGATTTAGAACCAGGTGAAGGACAAGACGAATACGGTAATTTTAAATATCCAACTAAATTTAATTTTAAAGATCCAGAAGTCGTAGAAATATCAAATAAATTAAATCTATTTCCTGACCAACCTGCTTCAGATAAACCAGATAAACCTATTACAACTACAACTAAAAAAGATGATGGTTTAGGGGATGAAGGCACATCTGATTTTGAAAAATCTTTAAATGAATATTTACCAGCGATAGAGTCTGCTTTAGAGATAGATGATGATGCTACTAAGAGACAATTGTTTTTACAACTTGCTAAGTTTGGAGCAGGAGTTTTAGCCCAACCTGGTGGTGATTTAGTAGGAACCATCGGAAAAGCAGCTATAGCTCCCTTAGAAGGAACAGCTAAAGTACTATCTGATAAACAAGCTGCTAAACGTCAAGCTAAATTAATAGCAGTACAGGCTGCAATTAAAGATATGGGACCAGGTAGTTATGGTAAAAATGTAAATGATATTATGAAAACCTTTAGCTTAAAAGGAGAAGAAGGAAGAAAACAAGCTGGTATTATATACAATAAAATACTAGCAAATGATTCTACTGCCTTATCTAGAGATAGAGATGATTTAAGCGATGCAGCTAGAGAAGACCTAAGATTAAAAGGTGGAGCAATTGATGCTTATGTAAATAACATACGTTCTATTAGAGAAAGTAATCCAGAGCTTATAGGTAAATTTAATAAAGTAATTACATCAGATGAAGAACCAGTTGATCAAGAGTATTATGTAACCGAAGAAGGTGAGTTTGTAAGATATGATAAAGAAACAGATCAATTCTTACAACCAGGAGATAAAGGTTTCGCAGGTCCTAAAAACAAAAAGAAATAGGAGGTTTCAATGGCTATAAAAAGAAGTGAAGCTTTTGGTGAAGCCTATAAACAAAAAACTAAAAACGAAGAAGATGTACATTTTATAACATCAGCATTAGCAGGTGTAGCAACTGGTCTTATAAATATACCGAAAGGTTTTGCTTCTTTAGGAGCAGAACTGATAGACTTGGGTTTAGGAACTGAAACAGCTGCATCTGTTGAAAAATTTTTTGATGATATTAATCCTTTTGATGATGAAGCTGAAGCAAGAACTATTGGAAGAATAACAACTGCATTAACTCAGATAGCTCCACTAGGAGTTTTTGGAGCTGTAAAAGGTGCTGCAATGGCACCCAGAATATCTGCAGCTGCATCTAATTTAGCTACCAAAGCTCTTCAAGCAAAACAGTCAGGTAAGTATTTTGGTGCATTAGATTTTGGTAGAAAAGCTTTAGCTGGAGGTGCAAAATTTGTAGGTAAAGAAAAAGTTGCAAAAACTGCTGGAGCTGTTGTGGGTAGTGGTATTGGTGAAGCTATTGTATCAGATGAAGATATTGGAACACTAGGAGATATGTTGAGAGGCACATCTTTAGAACCCTACGCTCTTTCAATGATGAATAGAGAAACACAAGAGGGTAGATCAGAAGCATATAGAAGATTAATGAACAGAGTTAAGTTTGGTACTGAGGGTGCTTTATTTAATTTAGGTTTAGTTGGAATAGGTAAAGGTATTCAAGCACTAAGAACTCCACCAGAACAAGGATTAAAAGAATATGCAGACACAACTCTTGGAAGAATATATCAAAAATATTTACGTTATGGTTTAAGTCCTCAAAATACAGGAACAAAAGCAACACTAGAACTGAAACAAGGTGCATTAAGTTCTCAAGATGCGATAGAATTTTTAGCAAAAAAAGAAATAGATAGATTTGATAAGGCGTTAAAAGATGTATTTCCTGCAATAGAAGATACATATTTTACAGGAGCTAAACAAGTTCCTACCGATCAAGCTGAAAAAGCTTTTTTAAAAGAGGTACAAGAAATACTTCAACCTACAAAAGGCACTGATGAAAGCATTTTAAATCAAGCTAAAAAAAATTTACAATTTGAAATAGATCCAGAAACTGGTTTAAGAAGATTAAAAAATCCTATACCTGACGACGTGGATTTATTTAATGTTAAAGATTATGAAATACTCAAAGGTGGTAGATTTGATCAATTAATAAAAAAAGTTCAAAAAACTGGAGCTGATCCAGAACCTTTAAAAAATGCAATATTAAATTTTAGATCAAGTGTAGATAGTATGTCTGCTAGAATTTTATCTAGAGGACTTCCAAAAGAATTATCTGAAACTATTCAAAAACAAATAGGTGGTTATTTAACAACTGAATATCAGATGTTTAATAAATTAAATCCATTAAAAAAATATAAACCTACAAATGAAACAATTGATCAAGCAACAAAATTATTAATTAGAGATAAACAAAACATAGCTTTATATAAGAAAAAAGAAGCAGCTAAACTAGCAGGTAAATCTATACAAGAAGTAGATGCTATTAAACTAACACCACAAGAAACTAATAGTATAAAAAAAAGTGCGAATACTGATGTAGATGTTTTTCTTAAAAAAAGATCTTTAGATGAAGTTATGGATGAATTACCTGATGGTACTAAAGTTCCTGCAAAAGATCAATTAGTTGGTAAAGCGTCTACAAAAGAAATAGCTAAACAAGAAATAGATGCAATTAGTATTAATCCATCTATTTTAAAAGATAAAGTTTTAAAACCTTGGCAAGAACTACTTGCTGGTAAAATTAAAGATCCTAGATACACATTTATTTCTACAATAGGTAAACAGTCTAATTTAAACTACACTTTAAAATATATGGATGAAATCAATAAATTAGGAAGCACAGGTCCTAATAAATTCGTATTTAGTGGTGTTGACGATTTAATAGAATCAGGTGTTGCTAGAAATCAAGAAGAAGCATTTGCGTTATTAAATGATAAAAATAAATTTAAACAAGTTCCTATAAAAAGTTTAGATGAAGCACCCAATGGTTTATCTGCATTAGAAGGTAAATTTGTAAGAGCTCCTATTTATGATGCAGTTTTTGATACAGCAAATAATTTATTAAATAACAATATAGCTGGTCAATTATATAAATACACAATACTAGGACCAAAAGCAATTACACAGATTTCAAAAACAGTTCTATCGGCTGTAACACACATGAGAAACTTTTTAAGTGCAGCATCATTTGCCTTAGCAAACGGAGCCGCTTATCCTACATATGGTGATATAGATGTTTTATTTAGAGGTAAAGGTGTTTTACCAGCAAAAGATTTAACTTATGGAAGAGTTGTAGGTTCGAAAGCTTTTGATGAAACATTAGAAAACTTATATGCTAGAGGACTAAGAAGAGGTATCTTTCAATCTCAAGTTCAAGTAGGAGAGTTTAAAAGAGTCTTTCGTGATTTCTCTACACTAACACCTGGACAAGTAGATGCAAAAGTAACAAGAGGTTTATTTAATGTTAAAGATAGAGTAACAAAACTATATGGTAAGATTCAAGATGCTTATACAGCTGAGGATGATTTTTGGAAAGCAGTATCATTTAATTTAGAACGAAATAGATTTAATAAAGTATTTGACACTTATGGAATCAACTCAAGTAATTTTAGACAAGTGCTAGAAGGCAATGAACAGGCTGTAAAAACTTTAGGAGAAAATGGAAGAAACATTAGTAATTTCTTACAAACATCTGTCCAAAGAGATTTTGACTCTGTTACAAGACAGTTTAATGGAACATTTGATGATTTCTTAGATGAAGTATCAGCTAATTTAGTTAGAAATCAAGTTCCTAATTATGCATATATTGGAAGAGCAGGTAGAGCTTTACGTCTTTCACCTTTTGGTAATTTCATAGCCTTTCCTTTAGAAATTTTAAGAACAGGTAATAATATAATTACTCAAGGTATAAAAGAAATAAACAGTGGTGTCCCTGAAATAGTTAGATTAGGTCACAAAAGATTAATATCTTTTGGTGCAACAGTTGGTGCAATACCAAATGCTTTCAGAGAAACAGGTAAAGCTTTAAATAATGTTACAGAAGATGAGATGGAAGCATTAAAAAGATATGTTCCAGAGTGGTCAAAAAATTCTACATTAATACCAGTAGGGAGAGACAAAAACGGATATCTAAGATATTTAGATTTTAGTTATTCAAATGCATATGACACTTTAACAAGACCTGTGCAGTCTGTTTATAATGCAATAGCTCAAGGTGCTAACACTGAAGAATCAATGAAAGAAGCTGCTGGAAAAGGTATGATGACAGCTGCAAAAGAATTGTTAAAACCTTTTGCTGAAGAATCTATTTTTACTCAAGCATTAACTGAATCTGTTTTTGGTAGAGGAGTTGGTAAAAATGGTGCAAGGATATATAGCCCAGAAGATGATACTTTTATTAAGATAAGAAAGTCTATGGCTCACATGGCAGAAACTTTTAAACCTGGAACATTTGATCAAGCAATAAGACTAAGTAAAACATTTCTTGGTGAATCAGATAAGTATGGAAGAACATTTAAAATAAAAGATGAACTATCTGGTCTTCTTGGTTTTAGGCCTCAGTCTGTTGATCCAGAAAAAGGTTTAAAATTTAAAACATCGGCACTTAATAAAAAATTAAGACAAGACAGAGCTTTATTTACTTCACCACTTTTAAGAGGAGGTAGAATAACAACTGAGGATATTGTTGAAACATATAAATATTCAGAGGCTAGAAGATTTTATAACTTAAAAGAGGCATATAAAGATATTAATGCTGCTAGAGAATTAGGTATGAAAGATTCTCAAATAGAAGATGAACTTAGATCAAGACCTGGTTTAAAAAGAGAGGTTATAAGAAATTTAATGGATGGAATATTTACTCCTCAAGAGCCTACAAAATTCTTTAAACAAAGAGTAGCTGAAATTAACGAGACTTTAAATAGACAAGAAGGTAGATTTGTACCTAATCCATACAATCAAGCTGAAAGAATAATTGATAGACTTATAGGTAAAAATATTAAAATAAATTTAAAAGATGAAAACATTGGTTTAGCAGATATTGATGTTCCACAACCAAGTATATTTCAACAAGAATCACGGATCACGACACCTAACTTAACATCACCAGCATCTATTAATCCAGCTGTAATACAGAGCCAAAATACAGGGTCGACATTACCTGCCAATTTTGCTAGTCTACCTACTGCTCAACGAGCAAAAATAATAGAGGATTTTTTAAGATCATGATAAACAAAATTAAAAGTTTGGGCGGTGTGATAGGTCTATCCTATCGGGTTTCTATTGTAGCGGGGGTTACAATATAATGGCTAAAAGATCAGCATTACAGAAAATAGATGAGCATGAAAAATTGTGTCGTATTATGCAGAAACAAACTTTTGAACAAATTAGAGAAATGAAAGAACGTATTAGAAGAATTGAATATATGATTGTCGCTGGAATGGGGTCAATAATTTTGGCTTTAGTCATGAACTACATGAAATAAAAATGAATTTATCTCGTAACTTTTCTTTACAAGAATTAATTAAATCAGATACCGCGATACGTAAAGGTATTAATAATAATCCTAACTCAGGTCAGATAGAAAAACTAAAAGCACTTTGTGAAAATATTTTACAGCCAGTACGTGATCACTTCGGCAGAGTTAAGGTGACATCGGGATTCCGTAGCGAAGATTTATGTCTTGCCATAGGGTCGAGTCGAAACAGCCAACATGCAAAAGCTGAAGCGGCCGATTTCGAATGTATGGGAACCGACAACGCTGAATTAGCTGACTGGATTTATATGAATCTAGAATTTGATCAATTGATCCTCGAGTTCTACACTCCTGGC